TGGAAGTAAAATTTATCTCTTTCGGTCACTAGTTCGTTCATGGCTTTTTCTTCCATGAGGGTTGATTTCGTGAGCTGGCCGTCTTCTTCGAGGAGGCTGGCGGTGAGGTAGTAGCCGACGGCTTTGCTTAGGACGGCGGGGACTGTCGCGGTGAGGTTGCTGGTGGTGTAGGTGTCGGGGCGGAGGCGGTATCTCACCCAGGCGGTGGTGGGGATTTCCGCGTCGTCGGGGAAGCGGATGCTGTCGCCCAAGAGGGTGTATTGCAGTTCGCGGGGCGCGGCGTGGGTATTGGGGTTGTCGCGGTAGATGTTGAAGACTTCGCCCATGGCGGTCTCGCCGACTTGTTCGTAGTCGATATACCAACCCGTCGTGGCGTTGCCCTGGATGGTGCGCTCTTCGATGCGGCACAATTCGGGCCAATCGGCCCAGGTCCAGCAGCTCTCGATGGCGTCGTTCGCCGCGGCGACGAGCATGGTGCGAGCGGAGGTCGGAATGTTGGCGATGTCCGAGCCGTCATTGCCGCTGCGCTGCCAGGCGCGGAGGAGGATGGATTGTAAGGTGACAGTTCTCACGGAGACACTAAGGCGCTAAGGGGTTGAGGTCGGCGATGGCTTCGGCGCTGGCGTCCGCGTAGGTGCACGGGGCCGGTGGCCAGTCGTTGCGCGGGGATGGATCGGCGGCCGAGGCGACGATGAGTTGGCTGGTCCAGTCGCGGAGGGATTGCATGAGCGGTCCGAGGGGCTTGCCGGCGAGGACGAGGGAGAGGCGCAGGTCGCTCAGGGCGTGGAGCTGCGTGCTGGTCAAATGCTGCTCAACCCATTGGGCGGCAGTCACAGCGGCCGGCGGCGTTGGGATGAGGGTGCGGCGGGCGGCGTCCCAGATGAGGGTGCCGTTTTGCAGTCCTTCGCCTTGCTCGTCGGTGAGCGGGAGGGCGGTGATGCCTTCCGGTAGCGGATCGGCGATGACGGTGCCGATCGAGACGGACTCGCCGGTCGTGGAGTTATAGAGGAGGTGCCAGTTTTGCATGACTTAGGGGATGCCGATGAGGGTGAAGCCGTAGCGGCCGGGATTGGCTGTTAGCGAATGGCGAACGGCGAGGCGGGAACCGGAAGGGATGTTGCGGCCGAAGCGCGAGTAAGTCGGTGTCTCGCCCCTTGACTGTTCTGTTGAGACATACGCATGGAGGAGGTCGCCAAACGCAACCTCGCTGCCGCTGGCACCAACGCCGACTTCGATGGGCGTGTTGAAGAAGCTGCCGATGTCGGCGTCGTGCGAAGACGGAATCAGCGTGACGGCGCGGTAGGCGCGAGTCGTCGAGGCGATAGCTTCGACCCATGTGCCACTGGCCCCACTGAAGCTGGTGCCTTGGCTGTTGGCTGTCGAGGAGCCGATGGTGTCCACGCTGGTTGGCGCATTGGCATAGTCGCCTGCGTCGATGAGAAAGACGTTGATGACCGCGGTTTTGCCGCCCGTGACGACGGATTGGATGCGGGCGGAAATGCGGGTGCCGCTGGCAATTTTGAACGGCACCTCAAAGTAGGTGCCGGTGCTGGCGCCAACGGCGATATTTTCGATGATGACGGTTTCGCTGCCGCTGGCGCCGGTTGCAATGTCAAGCAACGTCGCGGTGTTGGTGGCGCTGGTGGCCACGCCAGACACCAAGATGCCAAGCATCGACGCATTGGCTGTTGTGGAAGCGATGGCTTGGGCGTAGGCGCCTTTGGTATTCGCGGAGGAATTGGCGGTCAGGGTGACGTTGCCGGTGCGCGTCAAGATGCGCGGCGAGCCGTCCTCATACCACGCGATGTCGCGCCAAAGCGGCGTGGCACCGAGATAACCTTTTTGCAAGAGGGCCATAGGTCAGGGATCGGTGATGAGATACAACGTGGCCGCGTCGGGACTTCCGATGGCGTTGTATTCGGCTTGGGTGAGGGAGACGATGTTGTTGACCACGTCGCTGCCGCTGCCTGCGCTGGTGTCGGAGACGACGTTGGTGCCGGAGCGGTCGGCGGCCGTGAGCGTGCGGGTCTGGCCGGTGGTGATGCCGGAGAGTTGGAACTTGAGGTTCTTCGTGGCGTCGGCGTCGTCAAATAAGAGGAACGCGGCGTCGCTCATGACGTCGAAGAAGCTGGTGTCGGTGAGCTGGTAGTCGGCGTTGCGGTCGGTGCCGCCGGTGGCTTTGCGCACATAGACGCCGGCTTGTTTGTAGGAGCTGAAGGGCCAGGTGCCGGAGTTCGAGCGGACGAGCCAGCGGCTATCCAATGCGGCCGTGCCGTCGAGCGGGAGGTCGGCATAGGTTGCCACTTCGCCTGCGAAGAACGCAGAGCCACCGCCGCCGCCCGATCCTTTTTGATCGAACGTGCCGCTGAAGGGGTTAAACGTCCAAGGCATTTGAGATTAGAAATTGGAGATTTAAGAGCGGGTGACGGCAGCGAGGTCCGCGTCGTTAGTGGTCGGCGGATTTGTCGTGTAGGAGAAGGTCAGCGTGGCGACTGTTTGGCCGGTGCTGCCGCCCTCCTTGTATTGCACCGTCTGAATGTTGTTGGTGCCGGAGTAATACGAGATACTGAGATAGTCGTGCTGGGGAATATTGAGACCGGCGACGTTGCGGACGTTGATGTTAGGATGCACGGGATAAACTTTCTAATTTCGCTATAATCAGGCGGCGGGTTGGGCGGTCATGCCGAGTTGCTGGTCTTGCTGGAGCTTTTGCAGCGCGGGCTGGGCGCCGGTGCGGCCGATGACGGCGTTCTGCTGCTGCTGGAGCTGGAAGCTGAAGGCTTGTGCTCTCGCGTCGATCATTGAGCGGAAGATCTCGTCCTGCTGATACCGCTGTTGGACGGCGGGGTTGCTTTGAATGATTTGCTGCAAGGTTTGCAGTCTTACCTGCGCGTTTTGGCCGCCCTCTTTGAGCGGGGGTTCGGTGCCTGCGGCGATTTTGGCGAAGGCGGTTTGTTCGTCTTCTTGCTCGGCGGCGGTGGCGGCGCCGATGTCTTGGACCAAGAGGCCGGCGAGATTCGGGTCAACGGCTTGGAACATGTATTTGACCAAGCCGGCACGGTCGATGACGCCGAAGCTGTCGAGCGGGACGAGCACTTTGGCCAAGTAGTCGAGCTTTGCGCCGAGGGCTTCGTTGTCGAGGAGGCGCGCGTCAAACTCGGCGGTAATGTCGAAGCGGCCCCGGATGTCTTGGGGCGATGCGTTGAATTGGAGCTGCTCGTTGCCGGTGATGCGGGCGACCTCTTCTGGGGTCATGTATTGCTGGCTGAGGGCCATGACTTGGGCCATCACGAGCTTCATGTCGATGAGCCAGCTATCGACCAGCTCCTGCATGTGCAGCATCGCCATGTTGGGGTTGACGGCTTCGGTCATGCGGCCGAAGTAGCGGTCGATGTCGGCGCGGGTGGCGGCTTCGACTTCGATGCTGCCTTGGTCGAACGGCGGCGGGGCCATCCACGACACTTCTCCGGGGCGGCGCTCGGGGATCTGCATCGCGGGACCGAGGACGAGGTCGAATTTGCCGCGGGCGGCCGGCGTCTTGAGCGGCGGGAGGATGCTGATGGATGCGCGGTCTACGCGGAAGTCGCGCTGCACCTTGATCTCTTCTTGGGCGGTCTTGACGATCTCAGGGATGCCGCGGGACTCAAGCAGCGGGCGGGTGTTGCGTTCGCGCGGGAGTTCGACAAAGGGATACTGCGCGTGGTCGTAAGGCATCAACTCATGGAGCGCTGGCCTGTCAGTGATGTTGTACGAAAGCACCGTTCTGGTGACTTTGGTGGCGCCGGTGCGGTCGTCGTGCTCCTTTTTGTAGACGTGCCAGACTTCGATGAGGTCGCGGAGCTGCTCGAAGAGGAAGTTGTCGCTGCGATGGATGTTGAGGTGGATGCGCTTTAGCTCGCCCTTGTGCTTGACGGCGCGCTCGACCCATTCGCTGTCCCAGCCCTCCAAGGTGGCGCGCTCGCGGAGTTCAAACTCGCTGAGGAGTTCCCGGCGGGCGACAAAGGGGGCGCGCTGGATGGAGTCCGTTTGGATCGGGAAGATGATGTCCTCCCAAGGTTCCAGGGAACGCACGACCGGCTTGCTGCTGAAAATGTAGGGCTGCTCCCATTCGACTTCGCCCTTTTCGCGGAACTGGCGGACTTTGGTCGTGGTGCCTAGCTCTGGGATAATTTCGCCCATGAGCTGTGCGGCGAGTTCTTCCTGCTCCGGGTCAAGGATGACCTCGAGGAGCGCTTGCAGGTTGGGATCTTGGCTTTCCTGCAGCATCATCATGGCCTCTTCCATGGTGAACTTCTTGATCTCAACGCGGGTCTGCTGCTCCCAGTCGATGGCCATGATGGCAAGGCCGTAGGTCTCGCGCATCTCAGCAGCGAGGCGGACTTCCCTGCGCAGGTCATCAAGACAGTGGGAAAACAGGAGCCACTTGAGCACGCTCTCGGCGGCGTTGCGCTTGTCGATGTCCATGGACTCGACCGGCTGGACCTGCACGCGGGATTTGAAGAATGCGTTGACGAGGGATATGACGCGCTCGCGGATGATCTGCTCGCTGAGAAAGATTTTTACGTCGCTGGAATTTTCCCAAGGGAAAATCTTCTGGCCATAAGCGCTCTGGTGCTTGCGGCCGTCATCCGTTTGCCCGGGCCAGATGCAGTAGCGGGTGTTGAAGTTTTTGACCTTCCGCTGCTGATACTGACTGCCGTCAGCGTCAGCTTGGTCGATGTCGCCGATGATCTTGGTGAGGTCTTCTCGTTTAAGAGTCATGGGACGAGGATGGAGGGATTGCGTGGAGTGTAGTTGACCGCGCACTGCGGGTTTTTCTTGAGGAACCAAGAGCGGAACGATTTGTCGCCCCAGCAGTCGCGGCCAAGGTGTTGCTGCCACGCAAAATAAGCATCGGCCGGCACGTCCATGACATGCTGGCCGAGACCATCGACGGTGCAGTGCTCGATCTGGTCGTTGAGCTGCTTGGCGCGGGTGGACTGAATGCCAGCCATGACTTGCTGGGCATGCCAGCCGGTCTTCAGTTCATCCCGGACGAGCTGGGCCAGCTCGCCATCCATGTCGGCGACCAGATCGCCGAAGATTTCTGATGACATCCTAACTGCGACGGCTCCCGAAGGAGCCGCCGTGTGTTAAGACGCTTAGAGGTCGCTCAGTTTGGCGACGCCGAGGTAAACGTGAAGTTCACCGGTGTCGA